ATTGTTGGAGCCAATATCTTCGGTTAGATGTTGTGAACGAAGGGCTTGCTCTTGGTTCTCTAAAAGAACAGCAGTAACCTTCTTACGGTAATCGTCACCGATAGATGGAAGGGCCTCGTGATTGAGGACCGGATTCCACTTTTCGGTCAAAATGTCATATGGGGTATTTTCTTGAAATTGCATTTTAGTAATATCTCCTGTGAGTTAAAATTATTTAGTAAATTTTGTGTTTATACTTTCTTGTTGATTCTTGCAATTGCGCTAGCATAGTTTTCAACCAAAGTTGTTGGTATATTAGCTGGTTGTGAGAATGTATCAACTGCATCAGCAACACGGGCTGGGGCAGGTCTTGTTCCGGTCATGTAATTTTCTTTGATGGCTACTAATTTTTCTCTATATTCCTCTGGGCTTGAGAATTGAACGTTTTCCATCAAATTTTGCAACTTGGCAATTTGGGTATCTGCTAGGTCGCGAGTTTCTGCAACAAAGATTCCAGCACACTCTGTGAGTGAAACTTCTTTGCGTAGATTAATGTTTTCGTTGATGCTGCTGTTCAATTGGGTTTCCAATTCACGATTTTGAGCATAGATTTCATCGAGAACATTGTATTTTTCTGATGGAACATCAATGTAATGATTTTCAAACAAGTTCTTCAAACCACCAATGAAGTTTTCTGCAATCTGGGTTTTGATTCCTTGTTCGACGGCAACTGCATTTTCAGTCATCCATTCTTCAACAACATAATCTAGATAATCATCGACCTTTTCGACCAATGCTTCTGTTACGTTGCTCAGTTCAGTTTGTACACCTTCATCCAATTCAACCAAAACTCTTGAGAGGTGTTTTTCTACTCTATCTGTTACTGCTGCTTCAAAAATTGCTTCTAGCTTATTTACTAGAGATGGAGAAACATCTTCGCCAAGAAGTTCTGCAATAGCAGCTCTGAAGTTTTCATTAACTTCTTTTTCTTCTTCGTTTTCTTCTTGGTCTATATCGTATTCATCTTCATCGGTTGGTCTTCTTTCGATTACTCTTGCAGCATCAATTCCTTGCTCAAGCTCTTCTGGATGTGCTCCTTTATCCAGGGCCTGACGATAAACACCTGTGATTGGAGTTCCGTCTTTCCCACTTGGAATGGAAGAGTATGCTTGTGTTACTGGAACACCGACTTCTACCGGTGATGGAATAAATGATCCTTTTCCTGACGTGTCGTGGTCGCTCTTGCCGGTCATGTCTACTGGAGCCTTACCCATTGATTGAGCAACGGCTTCTACTAGTGAGGTTTTGTTGTTTTTCTTTTGCATTTCTATAGATCCTTAGTCTTTTAATATTTAGTTTAAAAATAATTTTAAAATTATGGAAAAATTCCCAGCTTTTGGGCTTGTGTAGTTGTTTTTGCCAAATCCAATCTTCGTTTTAAATCTGAAAGTTGCAAATCTGAAATTTCTGTGGACGTTTTTGGTTTGAACTTTTCTGTTTCAGTTCTTGGTACTAATGGTCTGAACCATCCGTGTGTTCCAGATCCTTCCCAACGCAATGAAAGTTGATGTGGAGCAATATCTCCAACTTGCGCTTCCATAGAAGGTGCTCCGCTCAAAGTTTCAAGATCGGATGTCACCTTTCCAAATAAATTTCCAAGTGCTCCGCCCATGGCTGCGCTTCGTTTACTGCCACCCAAAAGATTTGAAGCACCTTGTGCCAGAGAGCCACCAAAGAAACGACCGACACCACCAGCTAATTTTCCACCCGCTGCAATGGTGGCTACATCTCCCAAACCCATCTTTGTTCCCCAAGGTGTTTTTAATTCTTGATTTCCTAAAAGTATTTCGTGCCAAGATTTATCTGGTTTTTGTTTTTCTGGGCTTGGCATCCCTTGACCACTTTGATTTGACGCCGAAGAAGACGTAGAATTATTTGGAAGCTCTTTCTTTTCTGAACTTTCCTCTTCTTCTTTTTTCTTTTTTTCTTCTGTTGGTGGAATACCAGAAGAAGCATCTTTTGCTTCTTGTAATTTTATATTTGAATTTAAAATTTGAATCAGTTGTGTTTTGACTGACTCATTTAACTCGTATTTCATCCAAGATTCCTAAAATATTGTTCAAATACCTTTACGATATTTTTGTCCAGAGTTTTACCACTAGATCTTTTAATGAGTTTACGAGCTTCTTCAGAGTGTCTTTCAGTCCAGCTATTATTTTCATAGATCCATTCCTTTCCTTCCATTATTCCGTTCACAAATGCGCTTGGGGCAGATGGGTCTGCAACAATATCAATTGCAGCCAACATGAAATCTTCTTGAACTTCTTGATATCCGTTCTTGGTCTTCAAAGAACCCATTCCACGAGTTGAAACACCTAATTGTGCTCCTTCTTGGATCAAGTTTTGAACAATACGACCCATTGGGGTGTCAAGAATTTTTGCACGACCATAGATGTTTTTTCCATCTTCGTGCAATTCTTTTACAATGTGTGAAACGCGGTCCAAGTTTACAGATGGTCCGGTTGGGTGATTAAGTTCGCCCAAAGCACGGCCCTTTGCAACGTATTCTACGATATATCTTTTGCATTCTTTTAAAAGAATATTTTGTGGATAAATTCTTCCATTTCTATTCTTTACATCGGATTGCATAAAAATGCCTTCAATGAAAATATGCTTACTTCCATTGCCTACATTCTCTGTTACGTATTTAATATCTTCTGTTAGTTCTGTGATTAGTTTCATTGTTTGGGTCTCAATAAATTTTGTGCTACGATTTTATATTGGTCTTCCAAACGCTTTCCAACTTTTGTATAGAGAACTTTTGATATATTTTCTTTAAAAGCAACGGCGTTTTCTTGGATTACATTCTTTATTATCTGTCTAGTTTGATTTTTCATTTCAAAAGTCCTTGTATTTTGTTATAAAATTCAACGTGTTGTTTAAAAGAATCACCATTATTAAAAATTTCTGAAACCATTTTTTGTCGATTTTCGGAATTTAATGCTTCAAATAAATTTTTGATTGCGCCTAAATCCGATTCAGTAATATTTAGCAGGCTTTTATTTTTAAATTCATATTTTCCTGGGTTAAAATTATTTACAAAATTTAAAAATTCTTGCAATTCTGTTGTGTTTTGGGTTTGTTTTGTCGATTGCAACAACACATTAGAACATTGGATGTACAACTCTTCTATTGATTCATTTAGTTTAAAAGCCAAAGCGTCGATAATATTTTGCTTAAAATATTGATCTTCTTGTCTTGCAAGACCGTTTAAACCATTTTTTAATAAATTTTTTGTTACTGCATTCATTGTGGTGGTTGTCCTGCCTGTTGCTGTTGCATCATTGCTGCTGCCTGTTCTGCTTGTATGCGCTGTCTGTCTACTTGCATCTGCTTATCCAAGAGCTGCATATCTTCCTCTGTTTGCTTTAACACATTTCTGCGAATATATTCAGTTGAAAAATATTGACCGATGAAAGGTTGAACCATAGACAACATTTTTACACGTTCGCCCAAAATTTCTGCCTCTTTCAAATCCCAGAAATAATTATCTGTATTGTACACAAACTTGATTTGTGTTTTTAGTTCATTCCAGTCGTCATCGGTTACTACGCCCTTTAGCAGTAGTTGAACTCTCAGCAAATCTAGGAATAACTTAGTAAATTGATGACGAAGACGTTCGATGAATTTATAGAACTTAACTTCTTCTCTTGTAATTTCTACAGAACGACCCATATTGAAACCAGTTGATTCTGATGTCAATCTGCTGATTGGTACATTCAATGAGTTGTACAACTTCTTCTTGAAGTATTCAACGTCTTCAACCTGTGACATGGCTTGACCACCGGGAAGAGTGCTGATTTCTGTTCCACGAGAACCTTCGCGACGTGGTAACCAATAATCTTCAAGCACAGACAAATGGTTACGTTCGTCGCGGATTTCACCAGTTGCTTGATTGTAGATTACACGGTTGCGGAAACGGCTCATCATGTCCCGCATGTATTGTTCGGCCTTTTGCTTTGGTAACTGGCCTACGTCTACGTAAAAGATTCTGCGCTCCGGTGCGCGGGCAATGCGGTAAACTAGAAGAGCATCTTCTAGTTGTCTAAGCATGTTTAAAGGTCTGATAGCCTTGTGCAAATAGCCCAAGACACGCTTTGTATTAAGATCAATTACACCGGAGGGCACATACGCAACGCTGTCTAATGACAGCTGAAGCCCGCCGGGACCAGTCATCATATAAGATTCTTTATCGGTGTTTGTATAAAGATAATATTCTTCAATATCCTTGATTATTTGTACGCTTTGCTTGTTTATGGTTTCCATTTGTTTATGGACTTTGCGTACTTTTTTGATTTTTAAAGGATCAATAGGTAATAGTTCTTTTATTCCTTCATTTGGCAATTCTTTGTCAATTACAATGCTGTAGAATACCTTTGAATCTACATACCATCTTCTAAAAATTTCATAGCTTTTCCCACCAAAATCCAACAAATGCAAAACTCTGTCAAACTCTTTATAAATTTTAAATTTAATTCCTTCTGAAATTGGAAGATCCTTTAAATCCAATTTAACAGGTTTTCTATCTGTACCGGGTACTATAGATGCATTTACGATTTCATCAATAGCGTTGTCAACCTCTGGATAAATTGACATGTTTCTATATTGTACTACAGAAGCATTTTCATCCCGAAGATTTGCTGCATAATCTAAAGCCGTACCAAAAAATCCACCAGCTTCTACAGTTACGGTTCCATCAAATATTTCAGGTGCAGTAAACGATTGAATGGTTTTTTCTGCACGATCCACTTTCGTGGGTGCTGGCTTTTTTCCAAATTGTAATCCAAATAATTCTATTTCCATTATTCATTCCTAATAAAGATTAATTGTCATTTGTAAACTTTACACCATTATTATAAAGTTCTATGTAATCGTAAACCATTATGACTGCAAACATATTTAATGCATTTGGATTATTCATGCTAAAGCTTATTGGCTGAATTGATGATGGCCAGCAACCTTGTAAAACAAAAGATTTTAAAGGAGCGGTATTTTCACCATTTAGTCCCAAATGATATATTGTCCAGTTTGTTGCCTTATAAAGCGCACTATCTACCGTGCTTGACGTAGCTCCCTGCTTAAACGAAATGTTTGTATGATTATCATTTATGGCGTTTTGCCATGCATGAAATTTTTTCCAAAGATTTCCCGAATCTGTGCTATCATCCAAAACAGTAAAAGACCATGTGCCATAATCTTTTTCTCCAGGATAATAATATTTTCTACCAAAATAATCATAAGACTGAGATTTTGTAGAAAGTTGTGGTATCTGTGTAGATCTTACATGAAATTTAGTAAATGCTGCACTTTGAGCTACACTATTGGCGGGTGTAGTAAAAGATGGAATATTACCTTCAATGTAAAAACGATTTGCGCGAGTACCGCCGTTAAATCGTGTTTTAAAATTAGTAATTGGTTCCATTTTTTATATTCCCTGTATGTATTTAATTTTATCAAATATCATTTGAACTGTAAATGTAACCAAATCAGAAGAACCCATATTTAAATCTATTTGACCAATCACAGATGGCCAACATTTTCGTAATTCTATTTGACGCAAAATGTCGGAACCATTTATGTCATATTGAGTTATTCTCCAAGTTTTTTGCAAAGATTGATATGTAACATCATTGGTTGTATGGGTTTTGTGGCCATCCAACAATTCTTTCCAATAATTAAATGATCTCCACAAAGTATTATTATTTGAATCATCGTATACTGTTACAGACCAAGGTGAGTACTGTCTGTCTCCAGCATAATTTACAGGTCTGCCACGATATGGTACAGTTATAGTACTAACAACTGCCAAAGGAAATTGGGTTGCTACAATTTTAAATTGTGTGTCATATGGATCTGGTGGCAATCCAGGCCAACCGCCAATTATATCGACAGTATATCTGTTAGCTCTTGTTCCACCATTAAATCCACTTTTAAAATTGGTTATACTGTTTGTATTTGCCATATATTATTACTGAGTCAAGTTTAGAGTGATAGTCAGACTCTCCGTACTCAATATCGGTCTTACAATTACAGTAACATTCAAAGTTGTGGAATTGTCTGTGTTGTTTGTGCCATCACATATAATTTGTGTTTTTGTCGTATCCAAATATGCTGCATATTTTTCTAAGTATGTTGAAATCTCAGAATTCAAACTTGATCTTGTTGTTGCATTATTTACAAGATACAGATATTTCAGAGCAATATTTGTAACATCATTATTTATTGCAATTTGTAAACGAGATGGTCCAATTCTTTCGGTTATTGCAATTGTGGTTGATGTTCCACCTGTTGCACCAACTATATCTTGGCCCAAGAATTGTGGTGTGTTTGATACATAAAAATTAACTCTATTTGTTCTTAGAGTATTTTTAGAAGAAGTATCTTCCCATTTTACTGCATTGCTTATAAGTCCATTTAAAATGGTTGAACGATTTATACCAGCTACTGTTAGATACAATTCGTTATTGTCTTTTGCGCGAGCAAAAGCACCAGCAACATCTGAAACCGCTGGTAGGCTATACGTGATCGTGGTGCTTTGGACTACAGAATCTGTTTGCAATGAAGTTACAGTTTTATATCCAGAGATATTAAAAACTCTGCTTCCAAAATCAGAACCAGCAGAAACATCAGTTCCAGCAGGAACAAATGCAGTATACCCTGCCATGGATACGCTCGCACCAACTTGTCCAGTAGAATCTGCTGGTGTTGGAAAAATTCCTGTCAAATATGGTTTCGTGGTCAACCATGTGCATAGTGCAGTATTGGTTGTGGTGCCCATCAAAACATCCAAAGACTTGTTATTATCAGTCTCATATTTGGCCAAACCAGTGGTGGATCCAGCGATTACTAATGTACCGCCGTAAGCCAAATAACTTATTGCATTCAAAAAATCATACCCAGCAGTCAATCCCGACAATGTTTGGTTTCCATTATTTTTAAAGAAACCATAAGTTCCACCTTGAGTTGTGGTAGAAACCAAGCAATAAGTAACTCCACCCAATTGATTTAAATTGGAAACTAAATCATTTGGATTGGTATATACAATGTATTGGGTTCCGGTGCTACCTAAAGCTGGAGAATATTTAAAAGCTCTTGAATATACTAACCATCCAAAAAGACCACCCGGATCTACTGAAGTTGCATTATTTTGACCATTAAAATTTGGATTTACAAAAGTAGAACCCGCAATAAAACCAGCTAAAAGAGGTGTTCCTCTTGTTTCAGTTTGATACTGGCTGCTGTTAGTAAAAGAGCTTAATGATGGGTTGGTGGGCATTTTGAACCTTTTTATCTAAATTATTTATAATTTTATGTAGGATACCAAACTACATTACCGTCTGAAAATTCTTTATTTTCATCTTCGCCACCATCCATCATAAACAAAATATTGTCGTCTTCTGGCTTTTTTGCTTCTTCGTAATTCATTTTTGCTGTTTCTATTAGATCTGCATAATATTCTTGGCGTGTCAACCAGGCAAAAAATACCAATGTCATTACTAAATCGTCGGTATGTCCTTCTTCTGCTTTATAGGTGTTTGAACGAGAAACAAAAGTGGTAAGTTCTTGTATAATACGCTCATCGTTTATTAAAATTTTATCTTCTTCTACCAATCGTTTTAAAATTGCACAACCTAATTTTTTAGTTTGGGCTGTAGTTCTCAAGCCCATTTCGCTCTTTCCTTGTGCAAATCCTTGAGATAAAACTTGTCCTTTACGGCCCATGATTCTGGTCATCAATAAATTTTCATAATTTAAATCATTATATAAAATACTAGACACCTGGCCACCAATATCATTTGTTTCTATCAATACATAAGCATTGTTGTATTTTTCTCCAACTTTTTTAATAATTTGAGGAAAATTAAATGGACTTATTGTGTTATTTCTATAGGTGGCAACAATTCGGTATGGACTCTCATTTCCTTCTATAACAGTAAATGCACTATAATCCGATCCCTGACCTCTAGAAACATCTGCTTGCAAAAAATAAATTTTTTCTGGATCTGGATCAAAAAATATTTTTAAACCATCAGAATCTTCACTCAAGCATTCTTCGGGAGCAAGAACATTTAACTTTGTTGACGAAATAAGCGTATTAGCAGATCCCAAAAAACTGCAACCGTATTCTTGTTCAAATTGTTCTGGGCTTGTATTCGCAATTTGTTCTGATGCCCATTCGTCGTTTCGTTTAGGGCCACCCGGTGTGATTGGCACATCACGCCATGAAACTTCTACCGGAACAAATTTATTTTTAAGTTTATGACCTTCGGGTCTATTTGCATCAACCCAAAGTTTATGAAAATGGTTCATTCCATTTGGCGTTGAAACAATAATAAGTTTGGTTGTCATACCTGCCGAAATTGTCGGATAGGTAGATGAATAGAATTCTTCTGCAATATGTGACGGCAAGAAGGCGTATTCATCCAAAAGTAGAAGGTTGTATGAGCCACCACGAATGGCTGAGGACGACGTTGCATCGCAGACGACCCTAGACCCGTTTTCTAGTTTAAAGCTCGTCTTATTCCATTCTACGACTCCCTGCTGTAGGAAATGCGGTAGGTTCTCGTATGCGAGTTGCAGTTTAGCAAACAATTCGTCCTTTGCAGTCTTTAATTTGTTTGCAAGAATGGCACAACTGACAGATTGATTAAAAGTCACATAATGCGTAATATAACCAATAACTGAAGTAGATTTACCAGACTGGCGAGGCCATTTGGAAATTACAAAACGATTTTTATGGATTGCATTTACAAATTTTTCTTGATAATCATATAATTTAAACGGCATTACGCCTTTATCAAGAGTTTTTACTTTTACATATTTACTGCAAAAATATACTGGATCATTTGCACATTTTAAATATTCTTCCAGCTGCTCCTTTGTATAAGGAATCTCTACGCCGGGAGGTTTTAGTTTTGGATTATTTCTATAACCTTGTTGGTTATTGTTTTGGCTCATCTTTTACTACCTCTGCTTCCACAACATCTTTTTCAGTACTTCTTTCCTTGTTTAAAAGATTTTGCAAATCTTTTGTAGATCCAACAAATACAGAGTTATTAGTTTGTTTGATTTCAGTTTTGCTTGATGTAGTATCTTTAGCTTTTTTGTGTATATCCAACATGTTGTTGTTCAAATCTGCCATTGTTTTTAACAATATTGCAACAACCTCAAATGCTCTTGGTGAATCCGATTCGGTGGCAACCTTAAGTGCACTCTCAAGAGCAACATTTCCGTTATTAATCAAATCTTTAATATTGTGTTGTGCTTGCTCGTAATCTTTTTGAAAATTATTTGAATTAAAAGTGCCACCAGTCAAAGATTTATTTTCTTTTTCTGGTAGATTTGATACATTAAAAAAGTTCGCCAAATTTTTATTAATATTCATTGATAAAGACCAAAATCCAAACCAGCAGATACACCAACAGTATTTATTGTACTTGCTGGGAACACTTCTCCAAATATAAAGGATTTTGCTGTAAAATTAATTGTTGATATGTTTATTCTTCGGCTAGAAAGATCGCCGTCATATCTTTCACTTATACTGTTTCCAGTCATTATAATTGGAATAGTAAGATTTGAATGTACTGCATTCATGTCAATAGTAATAAAATGTTCTGGATTAAAGTAAGGAATTACTTGTTCCACAATTTGCAAAGTATCATCTATATGTCTTGTATAGATAAACAAAGAAAAATTTACATTTACAGGAACTTCTTGAAAAATAGTATTTCCTGTTGTTTGACAATTTCCATTTACAGTGTTCAAGGAAGTTGTGCTTGAAAATTTATTTCTTCTTCTTGATGGATCAGTTGTTATTGAAGTTATGATATAACTTAATTTTGGTAATTGAGTTTCTATTCTGGTTTCATCCACTATTGAAGAAGGTTCAAGCAAACGACGAATAAACTTTTCTTGTGGAGAATACGTTATTGGCACACGAATCAAAAATGGGTCACCACCATCTGGATTTACGTGCTCCACAACTATATTATTAAATAATGTTCCAAATGCAACCACAAGTTTTCTTAAATTTTTGTTGTAAAAGTGTCCAAACATTGTGGTGTCCTTTAATTATCGCATGAAGCAAAAGGATTATTTGCATCAAACGTATATCCTTGTGCTTCTGTTGTTAGAATATCATTTATACCTGCTGTTGTTCCCAAACCATTGTTAATAGGAATTATAGTAGATCCAGAGAATCCTCTTGTATTTTCCATTACAGAATCTATTGCAGCGTTTTTGGTATTTACTTTTTCGTAACTGTAAGTAAACAGTTCTGCTGTTATAAAATAAGAATATAATTTTCCCAACGGATATAATGGGTTTTCGTGTTCTACAAAATTAATTTCAAATAAAGATTTAGAAAGAGGAAAATAAATTAAATCACCTTCACGAGGTCTTATTATAGAAGAATCATTAGCAGTAATTTCTTCTTTGAATCTTCTTCTTGAAAAAACTAAAGATATTTTATCTTTTATTTCTAAACCAAATTGATTTATTATATCAGTTCCTTCAAAACCTTTATATGATTGAATATACATTTCAAGAATATAAGATTTTTCAAAAGAAGTTCCAGGATCTTCTCCAAATAATCTGTCTATATTTAAATATTTTCTTGGAACATAAACACAATCTTGGCCCATTCCTTGAATTATTTCTATAGTAACACCTTCAATGAGATCTTGCTCATTTTGGTTTGTTGTGGTATTGATGTATGGATTTGTTGCCATATTATCCGATTAGTGGGTCCACCGGTAGTTCGTGTGTCTTCAAGAGTACAGTATCAATTTCTGCAAGTTCTCTGTTTGCTTCTTGCATCATTGCAGGTGCATTTAACTGAGCACCACCGGGCAAAGGAACTCCGCTATACTTTAATAAGTTTTGAGCCCATTGTTTTTTAAGAAGTGCTTGATAATATCTTTTGAATATACGGTCATTCCATGCTGCGGGATACAATTCTGGATCAATTTTTACATAAGCTTCAATCAAAAGATAACCATTTGGAAGCAATTTACTATGATCAGTATCTAAAAATAATCTTTGAGTTGTCTTAGTATATGTGAATGATGATGGATAATTAAAAACATCATTAACCAATTTCAAGTAGCTCATACCTTCCATATAGGAAGCCATCGGGCCTGAAGAAAATCCAGTTTGATTAAAATATAAACCAAAGAAGTCAAACAATGTCAATTGGTATCTCAAATCAAATATATAATCTCCAACTACATTCCCTGCTGGGTAACATTTGCTGATTGTGACTATATCATTTGCAGTTGGCCAATAACCAGTTGTGCCGTCAGGATACGTTTTTATCTGTGCACCGAGAGCATTTCCAAATTGTGTAACATCAACGTACCGCAAATTTATATCATTGCTGTTTAATTGTTTAACAAATAAAGCTCTATTATTAAAATCAAAATGTCTGTCATTCATGTAAAATATAGCTTCCTCCAAGCGATCTTCTGCTTGCTGAGGATCTACGTTTATCTGTACAACTGGAGCACCGAGTGCTCTAAAAGTATAATCTATGAATTCTTGGCGAGTGGCTATGCTCATGATAAAAATATTTATGAATTTTTAAATAGTTTATTAAATTCATCAAATATTTTTTCATTCTCTTCGCTTCTATTTACAGATGCATCTATTGAATTTAAATTTTTTGGATCAAAATTTTCAACAGAATCTTTATGATGTTTTATAACATCATTATAAAAATTTGGGTCATAATTTGTAAACCCGGGCATTTTCATGGGGCAGTTCAATGTGGGGTAGTCTAGTTTAGAATACTCATCTTTACCTCTTACAAGCCAGGTGTGTTTATGATCTCCACAACCACAACCAGAACAATAAAAAAATGGGGAAGATTTGCTTTTTTTCAAATAAGGGCAGGGATTTATATCTTTGTTATTTCCATAACAAGATAAAACGCGAAGTTGTTTTGTGGGCAAATCAACACTTTTATTTGCAAATCCACGAGATGCGATTGACGCAGCCAACATCATTATTTTTTTAATCATTTTTATACACTCACATAAGTGACAACTGTACCTGCCGGAATTACATAATATTCCAAAAACGTCTTATATGCATTTGGTATAGATCCATTTACAGTTATAGTCAAAAGCCCCGGAGAAGTTGTTTGTACGATTGTGCTATCATAAGCATAACCAAACAATGAAGTTAAAACCCATTTAATTGCACTTGGTGTTCCCTTTACATCAAAATAGTGGCTATCTGCTTTTATTGCAAACTTTCTAATATTTGGGAGTACGCTGGACAAATCCGAACTGAAATCACATTCAGGAAAATAATAATCGGCTAATGCTTCTAAAAATATAGAATTCATATAAGCTGGACTTCTTATGGTATTCCATTCTAGTTGTGCACCATAACCATATTCAATACTGAATAACCATCTTAAATAATTTTTAATAATTGTTGTAATATTTACTGTAGAATCATTGTTTGCTTGACGCAAAATCCAAGAAGGAAATAATGATTCTATAGTAAGCTGATCACCTTTCCAATAATTACCTTGAACATTATAAAATTCTGAACCATATTTTTGTTTGGCCAGATCTACTAATTTTTGTATCTTTCCCTGTAAAGATACTGGAAGATGGTTTAATAATAATATCATAGACTATAAACTACATTTATTCCTGCTAAAGTTTTATCAGACAAATATGTAGTGAGTGCACTTATATTTGTAGAAGATAAACCAGAAACATAAACTTTTACAGTAGATGGTGTCGTGGAGTTTGAAACTGTTATTAAAGTTTTATCAGATGTTCCATCTATACCAGATGCTGCAATTGCATTTTTAAAATCTTCTAATGTTACGCAACGTTTAAAACTATTTGCATTGAAGGTAAATTTTGCTTTGGCCGTATTTAAATCCAACCCATCATAACCACCAGATGACGTTGACATATATGTTGATGTAATATACGACGGAACACTTACAGAAGCATTATTTCCTGCAGTTCCATTAGAAATTACTGCTTGTATACTTACACGCTGATCAGTTCCAATTTGCATTGCATTTGGAAGATTATTTGTAACTAAGTAATTTCCATCATATGAATGTGTTACTGTAAATATTTGTTGATTTCCAGAACTTGTATTGTTTCCTTTATCTACTCTAGTCCAATATGTTTTAATTCCTAGAGCAGTAACACTTTCTGTGTAAAAAGAAATTGTTCTGGGATCTACTTCTTTCGGTATGACACAAGATTGAGTTTTATAATCATAATTTGTATATATTGCAGTTCCTGAACCAGAATATAATGGAATATAATGACCAATTCCATCTGCGGGAATGCTATCTACATTATAGAAAAATAATGGAATACCACTAGTGGATTGTGCATTAAAAGTAGTATACGGTAAAGCCCCACCGGGATAACTTGTAGACAATGTAGCATAACACACTGCGGATTGTGAATAAGGTATTAAGATCGAACTAAGAGATGCTGCAGAAAGAACACCTTCTACAATGTTTGCGGTAACTGGCCAAGAATTTACATAACCAAATTGTGCATATACACCAGAATATGCAGTAGTTGTGGCTAAAATATTTACCAACAAATTTGCAGCCGTACCTTCGTCTGTAAAGTTGATATCAGCTAAATCTGGTTGTTGTTGAAAAAATGAAGATAACGAATCAACAATATCATCAAAATCCAATGAAGCTACGTTTAAATTTTTAAGATTGTATGTCATTATGTATTAACCTCAATCAGACAATTGGCATTCTGTGTTTTTATTCCATCACGAATATAAAATTCAATACTAAATCTTATAAGGGTGTCATCTGCGTAGACCATAGATGTTTTGACATTTGTCAATGATGGAATATTATTTTCAATTGAAGATGAAACAATTGTCTCAATAAGATGTTGATTTCCTTGGCGATCAAATAAATATTGAAAAAGATTGCATCCAAAATTGTGATTTAAATGTTCTCCCTTTTGTGTATTACAAACATTTTGTATTTGCTGTACATACATATTGTAATTAGTAACCACCGCTAAATCTTTTTTAGGAGATCCGGTTATTACTTTTTGAAACAAAATATTAAAATCTTTAGTTCTGGCCATTCATAATATTTATGCAGTTTAATATTGACTATCTACAGCAAACTGCGTAAGCAATAAACGGCTTTCGTGTGTACCGCTATTGGTTATAACATGTTTTATACCAGATATCCAATATTTTCCATTAACAACAGAAGATTGTTCTTTTCCTGGATTTTTGCTGACACCTGTAGCATTTACTGCCACAACCATACCAACTTTAAATGCAAAATCTCCAGCAGTAGTTAATTCTACTTTAGGACCAAATTGAAGTGCATCCAAGAATTCAGCTCTTTTTACCGGAGCACTTGTTGGGGTGTTCCAAAATGTTGCAACATTTTGTCTTAATTTTACATACGCATCAAATTTTGGTCCAATGTCTGGACAAGTACAACTAAATGGTGATTCGGGCGATCCCCAAAGACATCCCAACCAATCTTTACCTAAATTTTGTTTTATTACTTCAATACATTCTTGGGAATTATTTTGAAGAAGTAAATCAATTCCATTTGTTATTCCCTTATTATAAAGATAGGTGTTCGTCGGTCCTGTTCCGGGACCTGTCCAAATTCCACCCAAAGTGACACCAAGAGCATCTGCTGTTGCTTTTATATTTGGAAACCTATCAAAACAATTTTTTAATGTAGGGGGCGTTGAAGTTATTCCTCTGGTTATCTGAGCGTTTGCACAAAGATACCCATTTTTGGATGAAAAGGGCAACAATGCCGAATTGGGATTATTGCTTCCAAGAACCTTTTTTTGACCACCATTTATCATATTTTTTCCTCAGCAGGTTCCGTCCACTACATTTTCTACAGTAAAGTAATAAAGATATTTTCCGAGATATGTATTTCCAACAAGATTGTTACTATTTAACAACAAATCTGTATATGGCACAACATTCATTTTAACCAAGTGATTTATATTTCCAGAAGAAATATTGTAATTTGCAGATGTTACTCCAATAGGACGCCATTTAAAATTACTAGATGCTTCTGGGGAAACCCATCCCGGTGCCAAATAATTTGAGGAATAAGTTAAACCAAGCGGCCTTTCATTCAAATTGATTGCCCAAGTATCATCTTGTGTATTATTTCCTTTCCATATTTTATCTTTTTCCCACTTTTCTATTTGATGGATATAATACGATGCGCCACCTGATGCAGACTGTAATGGTCCAGTAGATCCATATAGACTATTAAAATTTAATCTAACCCAATTGTATCTGTATGGACCATATGCTTGACCAGTGTTAACAGTATTGTCTAATTCATACTGCGTTAACATTGCAAAAAATGATTGTTCTTCTTTTGCCATGCAACATAAACTATACATTATAAAATTTTGTTTTTCAATTTTTCTTGAAAGTTCCAGTCTATCATTTTCATATGTTCCAGTCAATCCAGCAAGAAATGTTGAATATCTTATATCAAGTATTTTTTGCAAATTTGTATATATTCCACCTATTCCGGAGGCAGTAAGAGTTGATTCATCTGGATGATGGGGGTGAATAGGAGTCATATCAAACATGTTTTTCCACATTTCGGGATTATCAACATATTGAAAATATCCGGTGCTTCCCATAAAATTTAAAGAAGCAAAACTTCTTTGATTTCCAAAATTTTGACTCAAATGCGTTAATTGTTGACCATCATTGACGGGATCCAATTCATTATAAAATCCCCAATGGTTTTCGCATAAAATTTCATCTGAGCCCGGAGTAGATCCTTCTGTTCCTTTTGAAGAAATTATTTGAATATTATACTTTTGACCTTCATCTTGAAATTGATAACTGAGTATATCCGCTGAATAAGATAATCCACGTGGACCGGGAGGTACATCGTAAACTTTTGGAACTTTTCTTATATAGTGATAATTTTTTGAAATAAATTGATCATTTGGATCTGTTCTCAAATGATATATTTTTCTATAATTTTTTTCATCAGAAAGTTTTTGTACTACAGCATCCCCATCAAATACACCAAATCTAAGATAATTTTCATCTATTTTTTTATCAGAACTATTTTTATCATCTTCAATATTTTCACAAAAATATTTAAAATTTATTTTATTATCAAAATCTGTCCAAAACAAAAATCTAGGAGAACCCGAAGCCCCAGATGGATATGATCCTCCATTAAACCGTTGTTTGGCTAATTCCGGAGTAGAACACGCAGCCGAAGCAAGATAATTCAAATATTGAAGTGGATTGTCAGTCGGACTTTCAATTCTGTACTCTTTTGGATTTAAAGTTTTATAAACAATGTAATTTGTTGTGTTGTCTATAACTGAATCCGGAGCCGTTTCATTTATAAGCTCTATTGGTTTAAATAAAATATAATTGTCAAGGTAATCAACCATTTCGTGAATTGTGCTAACTAAAGGTTTTTTCCAGTTGACAGGATCCAATGCCAACAATTCAGAGTTCAGAGAATGGTTTTGAAAATACTTATAAAATAAATTTGTAAAATAAATGCTGACATAAACTTGTTCGGTTTTTGATGCTGCATTGTTTATGTATGCTGTAGAAGTTATATCAAAATAAGAATGATCGCCGCTTATGTATTGTAATTTAATTTTTACTATTTTTTTTAATTTTATAAATGAGACTATATCAGTTTGATCGCGAACAATTAGTGCCCCGGAAGGCAATATATCTGTAACGTTTTCTGTGAGCTCTATACGTTCATATTGACATTGATCATTTCTTTTTGAAACATCTAATACTTCTTTTCGATCTACATCAACTAAAAAAATATTAGTTATAGTAGAATAGGCTGGATTAAATTTATTATCTGTGTTTGGCATATTTCACCATTATCCAAATGTCACGACATTATTAATAATTTGTGTAAGCTTTCCTGGTAAAAATATTTTTACATATTTGTTGTTGTTAACAACAACTTCATAGTTTGTTTGTGTTGTCAAAAAACCTGTATTGGTCGATGGTGGTGGTGGGAATGCAGACGATACTTCTGTATATGAGCTATCGCCATTGTCTGCACTAGCTATAACTGATCCCGAATCTTCTACATAAATAGCAGCTACTTCTTCAGCAGTTCCAGTTTTATTTATTGTAGTATTTTCTGTCCCTATTTGGTCATATGTACTGCCATCATTTTGCGTAGCTATTACTGCCAAGCTATCATTCCCAGATGCAATACTCATATCAAGCACAGTACCACCAATTGAAGGTTTTGTTGTCATTCTTCCAGTATAGTAATCAGTTTTTTCTACAATAGTAAATGGACCATCTAGATTAAAATTTCCAACAGAAGAATATTCCCATTTATTTCCATATGTTGAACCAGAATATGGAGTAATTATAGAAGTTTCTCCAATTACGAACGAAGGTGATCCGTAAAGAATTCCACGCAAACCCGTCGTAATTTTATCTTGTGTTTCTGTTTTATACGTAGTTGGGTTTTGTGCGGTGAGAGAAAATGGATCTATTGTTTGATTTGCAAACAATATTAACCACATAGAATTGTTGTCTTCGTATATGTTCTGTGACAGCTCAACCAGTGTTGTACTATTGTCAACCAAAGTATTTTGGGTTTGGGCCAAACTATAATTTATTTCACATCTTGTAAAAAAATCTGAAATAGTAAAATCACCTATTGTGGTGGAAAATGTTCTTTTAGGTAATTTGGAAAAATATTTCATAAATTAAGTTAAATATTTAGCGGCTATTTCTGACTTGGAAAGAACTTGATTCTCTTGAGGATCATATGTTCCTGTTTCAAATTCTTGAAATACCAAACCCAGCAACGTTATGTTTGAATGTCCAGTCGGAGTAAACCTTACAACGGGGTCTAATTCATCATTTTTTTTCACAATTACGGTTTTTAATACCATCGTTAACGGTCTACCCAAAAAATCTCTAGAAATTTCATTACCACCCAAACCTTGCATACTAAATGCCCACAAATTTTGTGGATAAGATCTTTCGGGCAATCCAGATGCTACTGTTGGATAAGAACATTTATAAAATGTTCCAACCAAATTATCTATTGCATACGCCTCATTTGCATTTTTTGGAACTAAAATATATTGGAAAAAATATTGTTTTCTTCCTTCTGAAGTCATGGTCAATTCCGTCACATTACTAAATCTTCTAAAAGTTGATGTAGCAAATGTCTTTTCGTAATAAAATGTCGCTGGTTGAAGCAACCTAGCAGCCAAATTACTAAGTCCTCCGCTATTCGCCAAACCAGCTGCTGTTATAACTGGTGCAACTGGGTTATCATTGGATATGCCATATTCGTGCGCAACCTGAAACCCCGGATCTTTTGGCATTGGTAATTTTACAACTTGTGTTGCGTTTGCACGAACTGCAGAAGGTGTTCTTTCAGTGCTTTTTAAAGAATATTGACTGCAATAAAAATACATCCATCCAATTTGATCATTGGAATATGGAGCTAAAGGATATTGGTAAAAACCCATATATGAATATTTAGAAAATTCATAAATATTTTTAATGGCATACAAAACCAAATATTTACCAAAAAATCCTAAAAAATATGTTGGTGATGTATCATCAATAACATGTCGTTCTTTGTGGGAAAGACATGTTTGTAAATTTTTAGATGAAAACAATCAAATAACAAAATGGTCATCCGAAGAAATAGCCATACCTTATTACAGTCCACTTGATAAAAAAATACACAACTATTATCCAGATTTTTTAATTGAAATGACAAATAATAATCAAAAAGAAGTATGGATGGTTGAAATAAAACCAAAGAAACAAACATATTTAAAAGAAAATGCATCCAAAAAAGAAGTAGCAACGTGGATTATTAATACGGCTAAATGGAATGCTGCAAAAGCATATTGTGATAAAAATGGTATGCAATTTAAAATTTTAACAGAAAAAGAACTTTTTTCAAATGCCAAATAATACAATAACAACCATTAAAGATTATTTTTCAAGACATGGCGGTCTTCAAAGAAACAATCGCTATCAAGTATATTTTGAAAATTTACCTTCTAGTATTGGATTGGGAGATAGTTCAGAAATTCAAGCACTGAATGTAACTCTTGGTGCAAGAGCAATTGATGCCGTGGCAGATAATCTTACCGGTTATGGACCAGGAAGAGCTATACCAAGAGCTCAAAAATTTGTCGGTGGAGTATTTTTAGCTTTTCCAGTTACAAACGATAACCACATAACTAAATTATTCAACAATTGGTTTAATATACTTTATTCTGGTTATAGACAAGGAAACAATTTTTTAACCAATTACTATGATACTGTTGTAAAAAATACAAATATGGTTGTCCAATTGTTAGATCCAAATGGTGATGTAAATACTACATTTAAATTTTTTGAAGTGTATCCACTTGAAACTCAAACATTTGAATTTACAATGATGAGAAACAATGAATATTCTGTGTATCAGGTGTTGATGAATTACCGTGAATTTACTCAAGCATAAGGAATAAATTATGATTGAATCTTTATCAAATCTTTTGCCAACTTACTCAACCACGCTTCCTTTTAGTAAACAAAAAGTGGATTTTACTCCATTTAAAGTAAAAGATGCAAAAAATATTTCTATAGTATTACAAGAAGATAATAAAAAATTATCATTGATGTCTATGATTGGTGTATTAAAAAATTGCGTCAAAGACATTTCATTAAACGAATTGTGTTTGGCGGATGCTGAGTTTTTATTTTTACAAATAAGATCAAAAAGCATAGAAGAATTTGTCATTCTTGTTTTTAACGAAAATAAAACAAAATTAAACATAAACGACATAAAAACAAAAAATACCATTTCCACAAAACAAATTAAAATTGGAAAAGATATAACTGTTTTTTTGGAAACCCCAAAAATTAAAGATTTGATGGTTTTGGATACATTGGACAAAGATGATATAATAAAATCCTGCATTAAAAAAATATCAGTACGGAATGAAATATACGAAGTAAATAAATTTATTCCAACTGAATTTAAAAATATGATAGATAATCTTCCAATTTCTTTTATAATGGAAGTAGAAGAATTTTTAAAAACTCAACCAGAACTATATGTTGAAATTGAATTCAACAATGAAAAAAAGGAGGTCTCTGGTATTTTAAATTTTTTTACTTATCGGTGAAATTTTTTGACTTGTTTGATTATTATAAAACAAATTTCACCTTAATAAATAATTTTTCTTGGAGATTGGAAGAACTTGAAAACATGTTATTCTGGGAAAGAGAAATTTATATTAAACTATTAAATGATTATAACGAAGAAGAGCGAATGAAGCGAATTCAACAAGAACAACAAGGGATGTTGATGTAATGGAAAATAACCAAAAACTAGATTCTGGATTCAAATTAGACGTAACAGCAGATACATCTAAACAAACTACTAATATAGATGCACCAGAAATTTTACCAAGTTCTTTTATATTCAAAGTAAATGATGTAAAAGCTCCGGATTCACACTATTATCAATTTCATTCACATGAACAGTTACCACAGTCTGCCTTAGTGGAATTTCAAAATTCTATTCAATTACCAGAACAAAAGTTATTTAATTTTAAAGAAGAAAAGATAAAAGTTGAAACACAAACATCAAAATCATTGTTGAATGAAAAAAATGTTCAACTTAAAGTAAACCCAGAAGATGCTTTAAAAAAAGCAAACCAAATTGGTAAAAATTTAGACGCTGTTAAAAAAGATTTAGAAAATTTATCTCAAAATATGAGATATCCGGACAACAGAACAAACACTAGAGACAATTATGATGAAACTGTTACAATTCCGGCTGCAAACACAATATTTGAAAATAGAAAAACAAAAATGATAAAATATCCTGACTGGATATGAAAAAGGCCCCATAAGGGGCCTTTTTCTTAGTCATTCTCCATTTCGGAGAAGTACTTTAGAGGATCCTTTTCCTCCACTTCCTCATTAGCAACCGGATCTTCGTTTACATCATCCTCAATCGTCTTCTCTGTAAACTGGGCTCGGATATCGTCACCAGTTGCCTTCTTAAGACGAGCCTGAAGCTCCTCAAAGCTCTTGAACTGGCTCTTATCAGTAAACTCCCGAAGAGAATACTGCTTCTTCCAAAGCTCCTCAAGCTTCTTGTCCTCACCACCAAAAAGTGGTGCCGGAGCTGCAAACTCAGAACGATCATAGTTGACATAACCACCGACATTACGAATCTTGATCTTGAAGTCTGCTCCCGTCCAGAAGTTGAACGGATCAACTGCAACCTCATCCTGGTACTCTGGGTGAGCCAATCCCTGGATCTTCTGGAAGATCTTTGTACCGTACTGGTAGAGGAAGTTCTTGCCCTTATTTTCCGGATTGGCTGGATCTTCTAGAACAAGGATGTTTGAAATATAAGTCAACTTACGCTTACGGTTACGAGCAATGTTCTTGTCATCCTCGATTCCGCTATTCCAAAGTTCAGTGTTGGCCTGACAAATTGGGCACTTCTCACCAAGCGTAGTGGGGCAGTTTTCAAATAGCCAACCACCCTTTCCCTTGAACGCATGGCTGTAAACTGCAACAAACGGGGCATCCTCGCCCTCAATCTCTGGCAGAAAACGAATTACTGCGTAACCGTTTCCTGACTTGTCGATACCCGGCTTCCAAAGCCGGTCATCCTTGTAACTGTCCTTGGAGTTCATCTTATCAAGACGCTCCGAAAGATTTGCGACTGAGTTCTTACTCTTCTTCTTAAAATCTGAAAAACTTGCCATAATAGATTCTTTCCCCGAGGAACTACCTCGGCCTAATAGTTGTTAGTATTATATATCGTACTTCTTGTCAGTCAACTGGAAGCTTCTTGGATTTGCTTTTTTTCAATAAATGTAATTCTTGGGCTTCTGATTGAATTTTTTCAATTAAAGGTTTAGTTAAAAGTTTTCCAGCAGCAGAAGGTTCTAAATTCATTTCCGATGCTAATTCCAAAACGCAATCCATAAATGTTAATTTTGTAGATTTAACTCTATCTATTACTTTATTTGAAAATTTTTCTTTTGCGGCTTCATCTATGTACATATTCCACTATACTCCACAAATAATTAAATTCAATAATTAATTTGACCTAAATATTCTAGAACTATTTAGAGGAACCCATGACAACCGACGTTGATCCAAACATTGTTATTGAAACTGCTGGTTTAACTGCTTCTGTAGCAACAGACGTTGCTCAATTTGGTGGTGTTACCGCCCACTTCCAAATTTTAAAGTTAGCACACGGAGTTACCGGTGTTGCCAGTGTAGTATCATCATCAAATCCCCTACCAGTAACTTTTTCTGGTGGCTTGACCGCAAATGTCAGTGGTTTTGCAGGAACCGTAAATGTTCAAGGAGTCGTGAGCGGAACACCTGTAATAGTTTCCGGTACTGTTTTGGCTACTGGTGTGACGGCTTCTCCGGTATACGTAAAAACCTTTACTGGATCACAAGTTGAAGTAACTGGTGGAAGAAATTTATCAAGAACAACAGATTCTGTTTCGGTTTATGGACCGGCAGGATCAACATATCTTTATACTTCTTTAGTAGATTCTCAAGGAAATTCTCTCACGGTAACAAATGGTGCACTAAATGTAAACATTTCTGGTGCCACAATAAACGCTACAATTCCCGCTACAGTAACTGTTGTTGGATTGAGTGGTGCTACCGCCGTAAATGTATCTGTAGGAAATACTGCAAACATTAATGATGCAAATATTTTAAACGGCATGACTGCCATCTATAGTCAAATAGTTGGCCTCAGAACAGATTTGGGTGGATTTGCAGTTATTCGTCCGACTGGTGCAACCGCATATAGATTGACAGCCACAACAACAGCTGCCCAATTTAGTGGTTATACTTGTCAATCTGGAATAAATGTAAAAGCATCTTCCACGAATACAGATATCATTTATATTTCTGATTCCACAAATGCTCCGGCCGGATCTACAACAACTTTTGGATACGAACTTGATCCGGGAGAATCGTTATTCATTAATATAATCAATGCAAACAAATTAACATATAGAGCAAAATCATCTTCACAAATTATAAGCTATCTCGCATCTTAATATGTCCTCTCCACTAACAACGGTAAAGACCGCATATTCTTATACCGCCAAATTTATTGGAAGCACACTGGATCCTTGTTTTACAAAAGGAAAACTTAATAGTTCTCCTGCAGTATACATAACAGGAAACTCATATTTTTTGGATTATTCTGAATGCCAAAATTCAGTAGATTTAAAATTTTTAAATCAATTTTTTTCTGGTTTAACTGGCGGTGACACATTTGGGTTTTCCGGTGGTTATTATTACAACGACACTACAAACACAAAAACAGAGTGGGCTGGAGTCCTTCAATTATCTGGTAAAACTGGAACATATAACCAATACGTTTCCTGTACATCGGTTTCCAGCACTGCAGGACTCTGTTCTGGATATTATCTAAGCAAAAACTTTTTAAATCCATTTCAAATAACTGCAATAAAAGGAACTACTGCAAATATTTTAATTTCATATACACCAAAAAACACTCCATATAATTTGGAGTATCTTGGAATTTATGGTTCAAAATATGGATATGAAGAATATATTGAACTTGCAGAAAGTACATCTAATATTGGAAGATTTAAAACTTCTAACTTTATTAAATTGAATGATAATAGCGAAGTAATTTACTTAAATTCATCTTTGACAAACGAAGATAGATTTTTTAAAAAATCTACAATAAATTTACTTCAAAGAGGAATACCACCTCTTTCAATTTTGGCTTCTACTCAACTTTCAAACGGTGTTACAAAAGTTACAAATTCATCCGGAACAAATTTAATTTTGATGGATAATCAAAATCAATATCAAAATGTTTTGCGCCAAGAACAAGATCCCACGAATACTTATTCTTATTATTCAAACAATACATTAAAGACGGTCAACAGTAATACAGAAGAGATTTCTAATCTTGGAAATTTGTCTTTAAATTACTCAAGAGCTTTCAATATAAAAGTAATAAGTAATTACGTTACCACATATAATGCGGACGCACTAAACATTACTCCGTTTACCGGTACAAATCAATATTATGATACAATCTATATTGATAATGTCATTGGAAATGCAATAACATTGGTAAGCGGATTTGGCACCAATCCAATTAAATTAGATTTTTCTGATGCTGTAAACAAAGGATGCATCATAGAATGCTTCCTGGATTATAACTGCACTCAGCAATTAGATGGTGATTTTTATATGTTGGGTACACCGGGATATGAAGGTGCTTCGTTTATTTACCTATCCAACAGAACAACTGCATCCCGAACATTCTATCTTAAGATAACCAAAAATGTAAGTAATATAATTCAAGTGATGTTCTCTTGAATAAATTTTGGAGATGGTTTGGATCTCCAGTTATTATAATACTCTAACATTTTTTCTTCAACATCAGCCGTAAAAAGATAAGCTTTTTCCGGCAAAATAAATCCATCTTGGACATTCGTATATGGCAACCATGTTGCCAAAACCAGCTTCCCATTTTCCATACTTATTATAACTGCTGCATCTTTTATGTAAAGACTTTTTCTTCTTTCATCACATTCTGCTATGATTTCTTCTCGTTCAGACAATTTTATAAATTTTACTTTCATATAATCTCACTTTTTTGTTCCACAACCACAGCCTTTTTTGGGTAACATATTTCCCAAATCTTCTTCGGTGTGTTTTTTACTTTGAATCGGATATTTGTTTGTATTGCTTTCCAATTTATATAAATCATTGACCGTTGCTTCTTTAAAATAAATCAAAAAGTATGGAATAGCAAGAAAAGAATTGAATTTAATTCTTCTTTTTTCACAACCACAATTTCCTTTGGTTATTTTTATTATTATGTATTTTATACCAGTATACTTTGTTATAAATTCAACGATATCACCCAAACCAATATATTTTTTAATTATTCCAAATGTTTTGTTTACAGAAAATGTTATCACTTTTTTATAAACAAAGTTTGGAGTTTTTAATTTAACAAAATCTTCATTTATAGAAGAATAAGTTTGACCATCATTATCACCGGTCACATTGGTATTAAATGTAAATCTTTCCAAAAACATAAATTCTCCTGTTTATTTATTCCATTATTGTATAGAGGCACAGAAAACATTTCCAGAGGAAATTGTTATGAATGATGGTGAATATATATGTATCAAAACATCATCAGTTGTGCTTTCATTATTACCGAAACCCTGAAATGCGACTTTTCCAAAGGTTAACCCTGCATATTCATCATATCTGTTAGCACCAATTCTATGCCATTTTGTTGACAAAGAATCTCCAATATCTGCAGCATATGCTGCGGTATTTCCAGAATCAAACAGATAATAATTTCCCCATTGTATTCCACCGTATGTGTATTGACCTAATAATTCATATGATGTTTTTAGTGGAGCATAATCAGCATCATTTATCCAAATTTGATTATACATGAATCCTTGTGATACAGAAGACAGTGTTTGATTTGGACAAGCTTTCCTCCATATCCAACCACCAGGACCTAAAATCTGTGATCCAGGATTACTGACTACACATTCATCATAAGAACAAGGTCTATTTCCATTCTCAGATCTTCCGCAAATAGAAGTATAGTATGATGATTCAACTTGGCCCAATCCGGCAACGCTTCCAGAATTTTGTCTTCCAGAACCGCCACCACCACAA